ATCAGCCAACTCAACATAGAGATGGTCACAACCAACTAGAAAGGCAAGTCATGCCAGCAACATACATAACTGGTCGGAATCTGACTTTGAGCATCAACTCTGTGTCATACGCTGACCAAGCATCAACCGTCACACTTGAAATGGAAAACAACCAGCAAGTGCTTGAGGTTCTATCAGGTCGCGCCTACAAAACCGTAGATAAGACCGCCACATTAAATGTGGAACTATACCTAGATGACACATCCAGCGCTGGCATTATTTCAGCTCTATGGGATGCAGCATCAAGCGCGCCAGATACCAGCCTTACATTTTCATTTGATGTAAATGGCGACACATTTGCCGGCAAGGTATTCCCAGTATTTCCAACCGTTGGTGGCGCGGCCACTGACGTACTAACCACCAGCCTCAGCTTTGTTGTTGAGGATGGCGCAGTAACTCGCACTTAACGAATAGAACAGGGCAACCATTATGCAATACACAGTTACAACAAAACAGGGCAACAACTACATAGTGAGTGATGAAAACGCTTGGTTGTGGATTGAGATCGAAAGAGAACTCGGTTACACAGTCAGCCAAGCGGCAGAGAAAATGAGCCAAGGCTCGTTGGATGTCATAACTTGTATGCTTTACAAGGCCGCAAAGGCCCAAGGCCATACCAAGTTACCAAACCAGCAAGCATGGGTCACCAATGAGTTTGAAACCTTTGAGGTGGTCGAGGATAGCCCAAAAGAGAACTCGCTGACGGACTCGTCAGAATAGCAGTTGTTACCGGGATACCTTTATCGGATCTGTACCAATGGTCACTCGCAGACATCAATACGGCTTTGCAGCTGATAACAGAGAGGAATGGACATGGCTGAAAAAGTAACAGTCAAAATGACCCCTGACTCTCGGGATCTGCGTTCACTGTACAAGGCATTTCGTGAGATGGATGAGGGCGCAAAGAAAGCATTAAAGGATGATGTGACAAGCATTAGCCAGTGGTCAGCCACCGAGATGCAAAGCAGCTACAACTTAAACCCATTGCCAGCCCAAGCGCAAAAGGTTGCGGCAACAATTCGAGCCAACAAGGATCGCATTCCTAACGTCACGATCGGTGGCAGTAAGGGCCGATTTAGTGGCGGCGCAGTATCTGGTCAAGTGTTGTTTGGATCAGAGTTTGGTGGCCCTGCACCATTTGAAAATGGGGGTCGCAGGTTCCCAGAGCGTTCACGCCCACAGGGTCGAGGTAATGAGGGTTATGGCATTTTCATAACACTCAAAAGAATCCAGCCAGAATTGACACGTCGTTGGAAAGATGCGGTTAGCAAAAGAGTTATAGAAAAGTGGGATGACAATAATGGCTGACGTGAGAACCCTCAAACTCAATTTGCTTGCAGATGTAGATCAGTTTGGGCGTAGCCTTGCCAAGGCTGACGATAGCACCAAGTCCTTTAGCAAGAGCGTTGGAAAGTACTCCAAAGCAATAGCAAAATCATTTGCCCTAGCAGGTGTTGCGGCTGGCGCGTATGCAGTCAAGATAGGCATAGATGGAGTCAAGGCAGCCGTTGAGGATGAAGCCTCACAAAAGCAGCTGGCCGAGGCTTTAAAGAATACAACTAACGCAACCGATGCACAGATTCAAGCCACCGAGAAATACATCGGCTCTCAACAACTGGCCTTTGGCGTAGCCGATACCAAGTTGCGCCCGGCACTGGCCAACCTAGCCCGAGCCACTGGCGATGTAAGCAAGGCGCAAGAACTGACCAACCTTGCAATGGACATCAGCGCGGCCACAGGCAAAGACCTAGAGGGTGTGTCACTTGCCTTGTCTAAGGCCTACAACGGCAATCTAGGCGCACTTACTAGACTTGGTGTCCCATTAGATGCTGGCATCATCAAGACCAAAGATTTCAACGCTGCACAAGAGGAACTTGTACGCCTATTTGGTGGCGCGGCTAAGGCCAACACCGAAACTTATGCAGGGCAGTTGGCTATCGTCACCGAGCGTTTTGGCGAAATGAAAGAATCTATTGGTATGGCATTGCTGCCCCAAATGAAACTTTTGTTAGAAAATGTCAACCTAATAGCCAAGGGATTTAGTGGCGAGGATCCAGAAGGATTAAGTAATCGTGCAAGAGAACTTGCAGGAAATTTTGAGGGCAATGGTGCGAGTAGTTTAGGTGGCTCGCTAAGAGCTGTGACCGATGCTTTTGCAAAACTATTTAAGACATTTACTGACGATGGCGATGAATCAACAACCATCATGCAATCGCTGGCCAATTCATTAGAGAGCATTGCCAATGCTATCGATGCAGTTTCAAACGCTTATCAAGCCGCTTTACCTGCATTAAGATTCTTGCAAAATCCGCTTAATCTTAATGTGCCAGAGGCAGGGTTTACTCCTAGACCAAAAACAACAAAGAGTCGGGCAGCTGGCGGATCAGTCATGGGTGGTCAGGCTTACCGAGTCGGCGAATTTGGCCCTGAACTATTTGTGCCAAATGGCTCGGGATCAATCCGCCCGGACTCTGGCAGTGGCCAAGGCGTGACCATAATCATGAACGGAATCATCGATGGTGAGTCTGCTCGCCGATCAATCGAGAAGCTGCTGCAAGATAGCGCAAGGCGCACAGGCGCGGTCAACTTTATTGGGGCAACATTGTGACCGTCTACACGCCATACCCAAAAGTGATCTTTGCTGGGGTGAATGAGTATGCAGATAACACAATCAGCAACATCTCAATAAGCCTTGGCCGCCGAGACATCTACGAGCAAGCCTTAGTTGGCATTGCCAATGTAAGTTTGTGGACTGATGCTGATACTGCCTTGAATGTAAACCTGTCAGACAGCATTCAGATCCAGATCAAAGATACTGATGATGTGTACCAAACGATCTACACTGGCACGATTTCAGACATTGCAATCGGACTGGATGCCTACGGCGAAATAGGATCGGTGGCTCGTTACAATCTGACGGCTGTTGGCCCACTGGCTATCCTTAATCGCTTTACAACTGGCGGCCTAGGCTTTGCCAAAGAGTTTGACGGCACAAGAGTATTAAACATTCTCTCGGATGCATTCCTCGAAAGTTGGGATGAAGTAGTGCCAACCTTGACTTGGTCAGCTGTGAGCAGTCTTGCCACATGGGACAACTGGGGTGGCGGCAACCAGACTTTGGTTGACAATCTAATCGCTGACATTGATACGCCCGGCTCATACGAGTTGACCGCTTACAACGATGGCGTGACGAATGCTTTGACATTAGCCCAGCAAGCCGCCCAATCTGGCCGAGGATTCCTTTATGAAGCCCCTGACGGGTCTATTCATTACGAGTCATACGACTCTAGAGCGACACAAACACCGCTTACCCTAACCGATGATGACCTATTGGCCGTAGGACTGCGACAGGCCGCCCAGTGGTCAGAAATCGTCAATGACGTGACTTTGACCTACAAGAACAATCAAGAAAAGTATGCTGCTGACTACACCAGCCAGCAATCTTTCGGCGAACTTTCAGGATCTAGATCAACGCAGCTAGAAAACGGGGCGGATGCCCAAAGTCAGGCTGATGCATTCTTGAAAAGTCGCGCCTACCCACGCACATACCCAGAGGAACTGACGATCCCATTGCATAGTCCTACGGTTAGCGATGCCACCCGGGATGCATTGATCTTGATGCACGTTGGATCAGCTGTGTACACACAGGATTTGCCAGCAGTATTTGGCGGAACTTTTGATGGCTTTGTTGAGGGTATCAAGTGGAATATTGACCGCTACACAGCCACAATGACTTTGATTTGCTCGGCAATTTCCGAAACATACCCACATTTAATTTGGCTGCAAATAGCGCCTACCGTAACTTGGGCGGGGTATACTCCAAGTACGACAGAATGGCAGGATTTATAACTATGGCAACTACCACACCTAACTTTGGCTGGCCCGTTCCCACAAGCACAGATTTTGTAAAGGATGGGGCATCTAGCATCGAAGCTTTGGGCGATGCTATTGATGCAACGGTGTTTGGACTTGGGTCATCAGCTTTAACAAAAATTAACGCCACAAGTTTTAGCGCAGTAGCCAGCCAAGCGGTTTCCAGCGTTTTTAGTTCAACGTATGACAATTACATGGTACAAATTGCTATTACAGCAATTACAGGCGGGCCATATGTCCAATTAAGATTTAGAGATGCTGGTGGCGACGTATCTGGCGCTAATTATGGTTACAGAGTAAAAAACTTTAGTTCACTTGGTGCAGGTTCAGATGTTAATGTGCAAGGCAGAACACAAACTATTGCTTATTTATCACCAGATGGACTTGGCGAAACTTTTGGTGCAACGCTTGAAATTTTTTCTCCTAATCTTGCAAGCAAAACACAAGCAAGCAACATAGGTGGAGTTCAAGTAGGTAATGCTCACGTTGGGGCTTTTGCTTACAATACAACTGCACAATTTACAGGTTTTAGTTTAATTGCAAGCACAGGAACATTTACAGGCACAGTCACAACCTATGGAGTGCAAAAATAATGGCAACTGAAAAAATATTTATTGGCATTGATGATGAACGCATCGAATTAACTGGTGATGAATTAACAGCCTTTAAGGCAGACAGGGCAGCAATACAAGCCGACATTGCAGCGCAGAAAGCCGAAGCCGAAGCAAAAGAAGCTGCACGCGAAAGCGCACTTGCAAAACTTGCAGAACTTGGATTAACTGCCGAGGAAATTGCAGCACTGTAATGACATTTCTAACATGGTTTGCACATAGTCCACTAGCCTCATTTGTAAAAGTATTTGGTGCAGGTGTGCTTGGTTGGTTACTGGTGAACGCAGACGCTTTGAGTATTCACCCGGCAATTACCATTGGCCTTGTTTCAGCATTACCAATTCTTATTAACTGGCTCAACCCTGAGTACACCAATTACGGCAGGGCCGAACTAGATGAAACCGATTAGATTAGGTATTGTCACATTTCCTTATGGGGCTAAATACAAATCAGGATCATTACACAAAGGCGTTGATTATCGCGCTGATGTAGGCACGTCAGTTTATGCAGCTGTAGGTGGCACAGTCGTACACGCTGGAAAGCATGTCTACAAAAAGGGCTGGGGCTTTGCCTTTGGCCTACATGTCATTGTTGATAACAACCGCTTTCCAGACGGCAAAGCGGGCCTTTGGGCTGGTTACTGCCATCTATCCAAGGTAGGCGTTAAAGTCGGCCAGCGTATCGCTAAGGGCGATTACATAGGCTTATCTGGCAATACCGGGCGAAGCACTGGCCCACACCTACATTTTCAGATTCTTTCAAGCCGTACTTGGAATCCAATCAAGCACAAGAATCCACAGAAATGGATAGATGCATGAGCCAATACATTAGCCGCAAATCAGATGCCTCATCCAAGATTCCAACACAGGAACTTAAAGCTGATGTATGGACTGCCTTAGAGGTTGACGGCTTATACACAGTAATACCAAATGCAGACTCAAACGCAGGTGCATTATGGGCTGCCTACCTAAACATCAAAACACCTAAAATCGGTGGGGCTACTGAACTTACAATCCGATGGACACGCGATCCTAAAGGCATTAGAGACTCGACTGGATACCAGACTATAAACCTTAAAAAAGGCGGAACTACCTTTGTAAAGGATGTCTGGCTATTTCAATCTAAAAGAGGCCAGCCAGTTTCATTCATGGTTAAAGTCAATGGCAAGGCCGTCATAACTACAAGGGAAATTAAGTTGGCCATCTCATGAATGAATTAATTAATGCCGGGCAACTGGCAGCAGCTCTTATTGCGATCCTGACCCTTGTAGGAATGCTGGTCAAATGGGGCATAGTAAAGCCAATAAAGGCCTACATAGACACCATGACTTATGCCATTCAGCCTTATGCCAATGGCGGTAAATCCTTACCAGACTTGATAAATAAGGTTGATGCACTACATCTAGTGGTCAAGGAACACATAGACACAAGCCACAACACGCCTGTTTTTGCAAAGTGCTTGTGTGAGTCCTGCGTTTCGTGCTAGAACTATTTATGTAACCGCCAAGGGTTACAACTAAGAATAGGAAATCAGGGCATGACAATTACAATCCTTCTCTATTGTGCAGTTTTATTTGGCTTAGGTATCTTTGTTGGTATCTACATTGAGGCACAACATACGCTAAGACTTAGAGCCAAATTTCGTGCGATGCATGGACCAACCATTGAACAGCAAATGTGGAATGACGGGTGGCGCATCTAATGGGTTTTGACATTAGCAACTACGTTACAGTGGCCGAACGTGTGGCCATGTTTTATGAAAAGTATCCAGAAGGTTCTATTCAGTTTGAGTTTATGGGTGTAATGGACGGTGATCCACTAAAGATGTGGGGAGTTGCCAGAGCATACAGAACACCCGAGGACCCATTGCCGGGCATTGGCACTGCATCAGAATTGATTGTTGGAAAGAGTCCATACACCAATGGATCAGAGCTGCAAAACTTAGAAACAGCTTGTTGGGGTAGAGCTTGTGCAAGCCTAAACATTGGTACATCAAAAGGCCTAAGCACCAAAGAGGAAATCATGGGCAGCCGAGAGCGTCAAGCACCCGGACCTGCAAAGCCAAAAGAGGCGATGCAAGAGCCACCCAGCGAAGCCATGGAGGCAGACCCATGGTTACCTGTACCAGCCATGGATGAGGGCATAAGTAATTACGATGACCCTGAAATACCAATGTGCCTACATGGGGCAATGAATCGCCGTAGCGGTATTAGTAAGAAAACAGGCAAGCCTTACGCTGGCTATTTCTGTGACAATGAGCCACAGTGCGATCCAAAGTTTGATAGGTCATGACCGATGCAGAAGTCATTAGATGCAGCTGCGGAGGCTGGTCATACATTGGTAGTGCCTGTACATTCTGTGGGAAAGAGAGCAAGCAATGACTCATCCTGAACACAGTAAGCATTGTCACTGCGTATGCACTGATCTATTTGACCTACAAGAGGCCATTGAACAAGCCCGGGCCATTCATTACAGGCACGAGAAAACAGAAAAGCCTTGTTTAGTATGTGGCTTAAATGATGAGAACTGTGACAATTGCCGTCAATACAAAGACTGCGTTATATGTCATGAGGAATGGCCTTGTGACACTTTCATAGCATTGGACTACATGGCATGAGATGTAACTGCCCACCTGAATTACTATACAAAGGCGATCATTACGCCGATTGCAGAATGCTTAGGGTCAATGTGCCGCATCCAGATTGCGACACTTGCAAGGATGAGCCAGTAGCTTGTATTGATTGCTACATGGCTAATGGTGGTTACAATGACTAACCGTTGGGAACTTGAATTCCATACAACCTTAATGAGCCTATTAAGAATTACAAGGAATTTAAGAAGCATGGATTGTGACCATTGTGCAAACCTATTAACTGAGGTTTATAGATGCATGAGCAAGGAAACAGAAAACATTAGAGATAGGGCTAATAATGGATAACAAAGATGAAATGTTTATTTCAATACTTAAAAAACTTTATGGGGCTTATGATGCCTCGCATTACTTTGCCGAGAGCTGCGAGGTTTGCCATGAAACATTGTCGCCATTTGACATTGGTGTTGACCCATACACAGACACGCGTACTTGGATGACTAAGTGTTGCGGAGTAGTTAATACCTATAATCAGAAACTCTCACCACAAATTTAAAACTAGCCAGTAGTTGGAGTGGTTCTTGATCCCTCGTCCGGACTACTGGCTAGTACACACATTATAACCACATAACTGACACAAATGTCTAGGCAAGACTAAAACTGCTGGCTGCCTTATCAGCTGCTAAACCGCCGTTAGATGGCGTGTCTTGGTATGCCTGATATTCATACAAAATGCAGAAATGCGAGCCTGATTACTAGTAATAAAACCGAACTGCCTTATTACATAACAAATTGGTAACAGGCAAATGGCGCAGTTGGGTTATTTATAGTGGATAACTCCCTTTACAAGCGAAACTTATACGGTGACGGGTGTGGATGGCTCGCTAAGAGCCATTCCTGCTCACTTACCAGTTCTGGGTGTGAATCACTCTTAAACTTAATTACATGACATCTAGACAAGA